GCGGCGGGCGTGTGCGAAAGACCCGGCGGACCTACCGTCAATATGAACGTGATTGGAGAACTTGACATGAAGTTGAACCATGGACGCGGGACGAGCGGCAAGCGCGGCGTTGGCAGTGGTAGCGACAGCTATAAGACCAGCACAAGCAAACCAGCATCTATCCCGTCAGGCTACAAGAAAACGCAGGGCGACGGTCGAACCGGCGGCAATACGAAAAAGTATTCCGGCGGCAAGGGTCGTATGACCGGCAAAAAGTACTGAAATACCCCAGCGACGCGGCGCAAGCCGCAAGCGGCAGGCGGTGTATCAGGTCATTTGTTGCACCGCCTGCACTCCCTTAGATCGAAAAACATACAGGTGAAAAAATGCATGAAGTGATCGAACCGACCATTGGCCGTATTGTCTGGTTTTGGAAGTGGGGGCGTAGTTGGAATGCGCCCAATGCACAGCCGGAAGCGGCGATTGTGACGTATGTGAATAACAGCCGCTCGGTCAATCTGACGGTGTTCAACGAGCACGGCCACCCGCGCGGTATGACGGGCGTTGAGCTGTGTCAGCCGAATGACTCCCGCCCGGCTTCTGGCGGCTTCTGTGAGTGGATGCCCTATCAGATCGGGCAGGCCAAAAAGCATGGTGACATCAAGTCGGAAGGCTGGAAAAAAGACGTCGTGCCCGACAGTCTGACCGCAGGCGACGCGGCGGCGGAAGCCGCACAAAAGCCGAACACCAAGCGTGTTTCGCTGGAAGACATGAAGAAGCGGATTGTACGGGAACACTATTACAGCCCGCCATTCGCGCCACACATTACTGTGTGCTTGCTTGTGCTCGACAACGGTTATGTGCTGGACGGCATGAGCGCGCCGGCCGATCCGACGAACTTCGACGCGGCTCTCGGACGGCAGTTTGCTTTCGAAGGGGCTTTGCGCAAGCTTTGGCCGCTCGAAGGCTATTTGTTGAGGGAGCAGTCATACCGCCGGTCGATTGCCGACAAGGAATTCGACCGGGCCGGTATGCCCAACCTGAAAGAGCCTGACGTCGGCGGCGTATAAGCAACAGGAACGCTCGAACATGGTTAGAACACGTAATCGGAACGAAGACGGTGGTCTGGACGAACGGTACCTCGTGAACCGGATCGCCCGGCACGTCGATGACGGTATAAACGGCGAAGAAGGCGACGTGACCGAAGTTCGTCAAACCATGTTCGAGCGCTACTACGGCGAAGAGTACGGGAACGAACGCGAAGGCTTCTCGAAGTACGTTTCGCGCGAAGTGTTGGAGGCTATCGAATGGGGCTTGCCGGCGCTGTTGCGCGTCTTCATGGGCGGTGTGAAAGCCGTTGAATTCCGCGCTTCCGGGCCTGAAGACGAGCAACAAGCCGAGCACGAAACCGACGTCGTGAATTATTGGTTCTACGACGGAAACGACGAATACACGGGTTTCTTGACGCTCTACTCGTGGTTGAAAGATATCCTGATGTATCCTAATGGTTATGTTAAAGTGACCATGGAGGAGAAAGAGGAAGACGACACGCAAAGCTATCGCGGCCTGTCTCGTGAAGAGCTTGCGGCGCTTCGCGACAGCGAAAATGATGATGACGACCGCAATGTCGAAGTGACGATTGACCGGGCCTATGCCGGCATCACGTCTACGGGCAAGACGCGTTTTTTCGACGCGACCGTGACCCAGACGAAGGTGGAGCGGAGTATCGAGGTCGCGCCCGTGCCGCCCGACGAGGTGATTATCGAGCACGGTCACACGAAACTCGACGTGGACAGCGCGCGTTTTTCATGCTTGCGCACGCAGTACACGCGATCCGAACTGATCGAAATGGGTTACGACGAAGACGAGCTTGACGACGTAGGGCCGGACGACGACGAAACATGGAACGACGAGCGCGTCACGCGGTTGTTTTATGCTGACGAGAACCCGGAAGATGAGAGCGGCGAATTTGATCTGCCGTCGGATGAAACGTTCTGGCGGCACGAGTGTTACATGCGCGTCGATTACGACGGCGACGGCATATCCGAATTGCGCCGTGTCGTCATGGTTGGGACGAAGATTTTCGAGAATGACGACATCGATTACAACCCGATTGTGGCCGCGTCCGCTATCCATGTGACGCACAAGCATATCGGGCTTTCCTACGCCGAGATTGTCAGCGATTTGCAAGAGTTGACGTCTACGCTGACCCGGCAGATGCTCGACAACATCTACAAGCAGAATGTGCGGCGCACGTTCGTCAATGAACAAGGTATGTTGTCCGATAACAGCACAATGGATCAGTTGCTTGATGGCAATTCGGAAGTGATCGAGGTGCGCGGCAACCCGCAGGAAGTCGTCATGCCGGAGATGACGCAACCGATTGTATCCGAAATCGCGTCGGTGATGCAGATGTTCACCGAAAAGCCGCAGATGCGCACAGGCGTCGCGCCGCAGCTTACGCTTGATCCGTCAGTGCTGAAAGAAAGCACAATGGGCGCATTTGTCGGAGCGGTTGAGCAGGCATCGCAGCGGCTCGAATTGCTTGCGCGGCTGTTCGCCGAGACGGGCCTTAAGCGTGTATTCCAGAAAATTCATTATCTGTTGCGGACCTATTTCGAAGGTGCGCAGCGTGTGAAGATCAATAAGAAGTGGGTGGCGGTCAACCCGTCTACGTGGAAAAAACGCTCGAACATGAACGTCAACGTCGGGCTTGGCTTCAACAACAAGCAAGCCATGATGACGCTTTTGACGACAATGCTCCAAATTCAGGAACGGTCCATGCCGGCCGGGCTGGCCGACCAGAGGAAGATTTATGCAACGCTCGAAAAGCTTGTCGAGCAGGCGAATTTGGGCCATGTGGAGACCTATTTCGTCGATCCAAATCAACCGGGCTGGAAGGCACCGGAGCCGAAGCCCGACGCGCAGATGATCAGTGCGCAGGCACAGGCCGAAAGCTTGAAACGTGATGCCGACCGCCGCGACGCGGAGCTTAAGCACAAGATCGAGCAGGACAAGTTCGAGCGCGAAAACAGGATCGAAGAGAGAGAGGTCAAGGCCGCTGAACTGATGCAAAAGCTCGAAGAGTTGCAGCAAGGCTACGAGAAGCTAGTCGGCGAGCTGGCGCTTAAGGATGCTCAGATCACGGAGTTGAATACGCGCGCTCAAATGAACGCTGACAAGCCGGCGGAAAGTTCGTCCGAAGACGAATTCGAGCGTGCAGACCAGCGTGTGAAAGGTTCTGAGACCAAGGACAAGCCGAAGAAGACCGAAAACAAGGACGCTGCATAATGGCCAGAACACCACGCACACGCAAGACGACGACCGACGCGCCGACAAGCCGCAGGGGCAGCGACGAGGCGCGGGCTTCGAAAGCCTACGCCATAGCGAATAACCCTGATTTCGTCATGTTTTTTGAGGAAGCGCGTGCAGAGGTTATTCGAGACTTGGAAGCGGCTGCACTCGATGGTAGTGTAGAGGCGGAAAATGCAGCTTTGGAGCGTATTCGTGATCTTCACGCGCTCATGAGATTGAAACGTACCGTTTTTCGCCCTATCGCCAAGCAACGGCTCGCAGAGGATCGCGAAGCCAGGGCCGCGAAGCAAGCGAAGAATAAGACGGTTGCAACTTGAGGTAATGTAAGGTATGCCTAGAGACGATTTAAGCCTTCGTGAAGCAGGCGATCTGATCCAGAAGGGCGGCCACGACCGCGACGTCAAGAAAGCCGATGAGCGCGACTTGACCAACCGCACACGCCGCCGGGAAGCTGAACGCGAGGACAGCTACAGGGATCGCGACGACGACGGCGATGAAGATTTCGACGATGTTGATGATGACATCGACGATGATATGGCCGACGAAGACAGTTCCAACCGCAAGAAACGCGGCGACACTGATGATAGCGAGGCCGACGACGACGGTGATAACGAAGCCGATGACGACGAGGCTGATGACGACGACGAATCCGGCGAAGGCGAAGACGACGACGATAGTCGCGCCGATCCAATGGATGCGGAGTACGAGGTCAAGGTCAACGGCAAACCCGAAAAAGTGACACTGAAAGACCTTCTTTCAGCGTACCCGAAAGCGGGCGATTATTACCAGAAGACGCAAGCACTAGCGCAGCGTCGCCGCGAATTGGATACTGGACACGCACAGGTTGCGAAACAGTACGGCGAAAAGCTTCAATCCGTGGCGGGCCTTTACGGGAAAGTACGCGACCTTCTGGTCGGCGATATCAATTCGCAGGCCATGCAGCAATTGCGTGCCGAGAACCCGCAGGAATGGCTTGTGCAGCGTCAGGCAATGCAGGACCGCGTTGATAGCGTCAACAACGTTCTGAGCAGAATTCATCAGGAACAGGAACAGCATCGGAAGGAGTTCACGGAACGCCAGCAGAAAGAGCTTGCGAGTTTCGTAGACACCGAACTGGAAACGCTCGAACGCCATATCCCAGATTGGAGACAAGAGGGGAAAGTCAGGCTCGCGCAGTATCTCGTAGACGACGTTGGTTTTTCGAAAGATGAGATTTCGAATGTCGTCGATAGTCGTATGTTGCTGGTCGCTGACAAAGCCCGGCGCTATGACAAGCTTATGTCGGAACGCGACAAGACGAGCGAGAAGCGCAAACGCAAAAAGCCGCCTCAATCTGCAAAGAGCAAGGGCGGGAACTTGAAGCGGCAGCCGACGAAGCAGCGGAAGACCCAGAATCAATTCCGCGACGCGAAAAATCGGGCGAAGAAGTCAGGTAATATGCGAGACGCAGGCAAAGCTATTGGCCTTCTCGTGCGCTAATTCCGGCTAATTGGAGCTAGGAAAATGGCAGTACCGGCACAGGCGCTTGACCGGACGGGCATTGGCAACAAAGCCCGTGAGGACTTGGCCGATATCATCTACAATATTTCCCCTACGGAATGTCCGTTCACCATGCTTGTGGGACGTGCCAGCGCGGAGCAGGACGCCCATGAATGGACGACCGATACGCTTGCGGCGGCACGGTCGGACAACAAGCACGTTGACGGCGACGACTTCTCGGCGGAAGGCGACACGGGACAGGTCGGCAACGGCTTTGACGGTGTGGCAATCTCGGCGGGATCGCGGATCGGCAATCACTGCCAAATCTCGCGCAAGGACATTGTTGTGACGCGGCGCGCGAACCGCGTTCGCAAGGCAGGTCGGCGCGATGAGCTTGGTTATCAGATCGCCAAGGCAGGTCGCGAGCTGAAACGGGACGTTGAGGCAGCATGTCTCGCGAACAATGCGGCTGTGCAAGGCACGACTTCGGTCGCAGGTCAGGCCGGCTCGTATCTCGTGTGGATGCGCAACAACTCGTCTCGTTACAATATCATATCCGGCACGGACGGAGCGGACCCGGCGGCGCTGGTCTCCGGCTTTCCGACCGGCACGGCGGCCACTGACGCGGGCAAGGTTCGCGCGTTGTCCGAACAGGATATTCTCGACGTTATCGGCGATTGCTATATCGAGGGCGGCGAGATCGACACGATGCTCATGCATCCGACCTTGAAGCAAAAATGGTCGCAATACATGTTCAACCCGTCTTCGACGAATTCGGGCCGTATTGCGACGCCGTATCAGGATCATGGCAAGTCGCCGAAGGCAGGCGCAACAGCGCTTGGCGCGGTGGACGTCTATGTGTCCGATTTCGGTGTGATCGACGTCATTCCCGACCGTTTCATGCGGACGAGAGACGTGCTTATATTTGAAGCGGCCATGTGGGCGCTCGCCTATCTCGATCCGTACCAGCAGTTCGACATTGCCAAGTCTGGCGACAGCGAAAAGCGTGTCTTGCTGGTGGATTACACGGTCGAGGCGCGGAACCCGGATAGCTCGGGCATCGTGGCCGACGTCGATAATACCGCTGACATGGTATTCGCGACGACCGAGACAGAAACGTAATCGGCGGCAGTGGCAGAGGCGGGCTTCGGCTCGCCTCTTTTTCCTGCATAAAACTGAGGTAAGACAATGGCCGGAAGGCAATCGAAGACCGAAACGAAAAAGGTCGAAACTGTTCTCCTTCGCATCAAGCGCTACGGCGATTCAGGCTGGGCGACTTGCGGGATTGGCGTGCGACCGCCCGAACGGCTCGTCGGCGATCCGCGCATGAAGCGGCTTTGCCCGAAACTTGTGCCGGGACAGGTCATCGAACTCCCGACAACGCATCCGCTGGTCAAGCAACGCAAGATGGTTGAGGTTGTGGACGAACCCGAATTCGACGAGTTCATTCGCCCATGGGTGTTCCGTTCCGATCAGGATGCGGCAATGGCGAACCCGTCGAAAAGCCGTCTCGGGCCAGAACAAATTCTGACCGGCCTTGCTTTGTCGAGCGGCGCGGCGGAAAGTCAGCTTCGCAAACTCGAAACGCGGAAGGCCGCACAGAAGGATGCGGGCTACGATCCGACGGCATCGTTCGAGGACGACGGCGACTTCTATGAGGACTATGAGGGCGGGCCGGAGCCGGACTATGCTATCGGCTACGATGACGACCCGGAAGAGCTGGAGACCGAAGAGCAGGTCGCGGAGCGAGCGAGCAACAAGGTGCTCCGTGAAGAGAAAGACCAAGCCGAGCGTGTCGTGGATGACGAGGACATGCCGCAGGCGGCCGAAGAAGCACCGGCGCGGCGTACAGGGCGCACAGGGCGGAACAGCGGCTCCTCGGCGCGTGTGAGCCGTGGCAGAGGCCGGAGTTAAAACCCATGGAGCTGCGCGCACCGCTCGATCTGTTCGACCCGGACAAGCTGAGAGGTAGCTACGACCTTGGCTTCAACGGCACCGGCGTTATTCGTGACCGGCTGATAATCGACGGTGACAGCATGACGCGGGTGTCGGAAATGCCCGGCGTCTATGTGCAGCAATGCATGGATGAGGTCGCGCGGCTCTCTCACCGCATACAGACACGCCGGCCCGGCGGTGAGCTTACCGGGCGTTTGCCCATGCCGATTTACGAGGCGTGGCGGCGCGAATGGAATAACGGGCCAAAGCAACATGGCGTGTTGTGGCGAGCGTTTTTCAACCAGAAGTTTTACGACCGCGATTACTCGAAATTCAGGGTAGGGGCATGACGTGCGCTTTCTGTGTTCACTGTGGCAGGGGACGGGCTTCTGGAAGTCGGTCGCGCGGTATAGCGTAGAGGACGTCGCCTATCTTGCGAATGCGCTCGAGAGGTTCGGCCACCGGCTGACCTGCATCACCGATGACCCTAGCGAGGTCGAGAAATATCGCGTAGAAGCTATCCCCATGCCCGCCGACGTTGCGGCGCTTCCGGATTACCAGCCTAAATTGTGGATATGGTCGCCAGAACTGCACGCTTTGATCGGCGAGCCGTTCGCGCATATCGACCTTGATTGCGTCGTGCTGGACGATCCGGCGACTGTTTTCCACCCTAAACACAAGCTGCAATTTTGGAATTGGGCGCGGCAAGAACCGTATAACACGTCGCTCGTATATATCACGCCGGGGCATGGCTGCGAGGTGTGGGCGAACCGGAACCGGATCGATGAGGCCAAGGCATTGTGGCCGTATTGGACGGGTGATCAGTCGCTTGTCGGCTGGACGCTCGGACCGAATGAGTGGACATTCGGCCCGGACGACGGCATTGTGAACTTTTCGCGTATCGCGATGCACGACTTGCGCCCGCCCGCAGCGAAGGTTGTTTTCTTTTGCGGACCGCTAAAACCGCGCGATTGGGCCGAACAAGTAAAATGGATAGGGGACGCCATGTCGAGAACGATGGACGATTTAGACGAGCAAGATGACCGCAAGCGGCTGAAACACTTGCAGAAAGATACGCAACAGCATCGTGTGCTGATTAAGTTCGTGCAGCGCTACGACTTCATGAGAGGCGCTGAAATTGGCGTGTTGCGCGGAAAAACCTTGTTCACATTGCTCGACGCATGTCCTGATCTGCATATGTTCGGCGTCGATCAATGGTTGCATAATCCGGACCGGGAAGACGAGAACGCCGAAAACTATCGTCATTTCGATATGGGGCTGCTTCGGGGACAGGTCATGCAAAAGGCGGCCGACTACGGGCCGCGTTGCACGATCCTGCCCGGCGATAGTGTCGAGATGGCGCAACACGTTGAGGATGGCACGCTCGATTTCATCTTTCTGGACGGCGACCATACCGAAGCCGGTCTCGAACGCGATTTGCGCGCATGGGTGCCGAAAGTGCGCAAGGGAGGGCTGATCACCGGGCACGATTATAACTGGCCAACCGTATCGCGTGTGCTCGACCGGCTCGCGCCGGGCTGGGCAGGTGTCAACGAAAATGTGTGGTGCATCCCGCGTAGGATGGTAAAGCTATGAAAGCGTTTCTGCACACATACCGCAAGGCGCTCGCCAACCACGCGGACGTTTTTGCGTTTGGCGAAGGGCTGAAACGGCACGGCTGGGAGGTCAGTTCGGGCGAAGCGTCGGAGTATCGCGGCAGCGATCTTATCGTGCAATGGAATGTGCGGCATGATGCGCTGTTGCTGAATTCGCGCGGCGCGGAGACGTGCATTCTCGAAACGTCGTACCTTGAACCGCGCCGGGACTATGTGTCTGTGAGCTTCGGCACGGCGATCAACAATCGCAATCGTTTTTACGGGCCGTTCGACGACCCGTCGCGCTGGGACGAACGTTTCGCCAAGGCGCTGAAACCTTACCCCGATGAGACAGACGGTCCTGTTCTGATCATGGGGCAAATGCCCGGCGACATGGCGGTCAAGCCGTATGTGAACTTCTTCGATTGGGTGTACGACGTATATCGTCACTACAAGGAGCGTTATGACGTGCGATTTCGCCCGCATCCGGGCATGAAATTGCCGGTCAAGCCCAAGGCGCACAAATGGGCCAAAGTGTGCGTTCATCCGGATGAATTCGATCTATGGCGCGGCTGGGAAAGAGCTATTCCGGACGGCTTGCAAATGGACATGTCGCGCGGTCTGGAAGATGCTTTGGCTGGCGCGCGGCATGTGGTGACGTTCAACTCGAACAGCGGAGTTGATGCAGTGTTGGCCGGGCGGCCTGCTATCGCGATAGACAGAGGCTCTATGGCATGGCCTGTGGCCGGGCACAAGCTGGACGAAGTGTTTGCGCCGGATGAAGCATCCCGGTTACAATGGGCGCGTGCGCTGGCGTGGAAACAATGGACGCGAGACGAGATCGAGAGCGGGCGCGCGTGGGAGTATGTCCGTCCGCCGCACATGAGGTAAGCCGTGACAACATTCTCTACGCTGAAAAGCGACATCGCCGATTGGAGCGCGCGTGACGATCTGACGGCGGCCATCCCGTCTTTCATCCGTATCGGCGAGGCGATGATCAATCGCGATATTCGCGTGATCGAAATGGAAGAAGACGCTACACTGGTTGTGACCAGCGCCAATAACTATGCGGTGGACCTGCCCGACGGCTTTCTCGGCTTCCGCAGCCTCTATAACACGGAATCGCGCAATCCGCGAATGGTCTATGTCGAGCCGGATCGTTTTCATGTCGTCGATAATTCGCCGAACGACGGCTTTTCCGAGCTTCGGTCGAGCGAGACGCCGTACACAATCGAGAGCAACAAGGTCAAGGTTGACGCGTCGCCGGGCGCGACCGCCTCCATCACGCTGGAAGCCGTTTATTTCAAGCGGCTGGACGCGCTGAGCGACAGCAACACGACGAACGACGTCTTGCAGGCGCACTACGATTTGTATCTATACGGATCATTGGTCGCGCTGTGGGACTATGTGGACGAACTTGAAATGGAGGCGAAGTACCAGCGCAAGTTTGATCGTGTCGTGGCGGCCATTGACCAGACCGAGAAGAAACGACGCAAGTCCGCCGGGCCGAATATCCGGCGCGCGCCCGATATGCGAGTGGTGTGATGACCGGAGAACCGATGAAGGTTGAGCTTGGTGACTGGTTTCCCGATTTGCCGGACAACGAGAATCCGGGCGCTATCCTTGCGAAAAATTGTATCCCGCGCGCCAAAAGCTATCGGGATTTTCCTTCGCTTTCGAGCTTCACGAACGCTTTGACAGGGCGGTGTCGGGGGAATTTCTGGGCGCGAGCGTCAAACGAGACGATCTTCAATTTCGCCGGCGACGACGAGAAGCTGTACAATCTGACCGGCGGCGTCACATGGTCGGACGTCAGTCAGGCGGCCACGACGTATTCTGCGAACTTCTGGGATTTCCTGCAATTCAACGACCGGATTATCGCCACGGATGGCGGCGGCACCGACTTGCAATATTTCGACATGGGCACGTCAAGCGAGTTCGCCGATCTGGCCGGCACGCCGCCGAGGTTCAAGACCATTGCGCTTGTGCGTGATTTTATCGTCGGCGGAAACTGGTCGCTTGGCGGTACGGTCGAACCCGGCGGCATCGCATGGTCGGGCTTCAACAATTCGGAGATATGGACGCCCGCACTGGCCACACAGTCCGACCGTCGTCCGACACGCGGCGCGGGCGGGCAGGTGCAACGCATCGTGCCGGGCAATCGCGGGATCATCCTTCGCGAAGGCTCGGTTGTGCTTCTGGACTATGTAGGACCGCCGACCGTCTTCAAGGCTGACGAGGTGATCGTCAACCACGGCACGCAGGCACCACGCTCTGTGTGCTGGACACGGCAATATCTGTTCTATTACTCCACGGAAGGTTTCATGCAAATGAACCGCCAAACGTTGGAGGTCACGCCCATAGGCGCAGGCAAGGTTAACAACTGGTTTACGGGCGAGGTTGCCGCCGACGACATCGTGAACATTCTCGGCGCGGTTGATCGTGCTCGCGGCCTTGTCTTCTTCGCTTTTCGCACGTCGGCGTCACAGGTCAATTACAACCGCATTTTGTGCTATAATTACGTCTTTCAGCGCTGGTCATACGCCGAGATCACGACGAGCTGGATCGGCGAATTTTCGAGCGTCGGGGCTGATCTGGACACGCTCGACAGCGTGCTCGGCTCGGGCGGTATCGACATAAACTCCATCCCCGTGGACACAGACGCTTATGTCGGGGGCGCGCTATCCTTTTTGGGCTTCAATTCGGACGACGAAGCCTGTACGTTCGACGGCGCGGCGCTTGTCGCTGAGTTCGACACGACGGAACTTGCCTTGCCCGACCGACGGTCGCGCGTGAACGGGCTTCGACCTATCGTTGCCGGCTCGCCGTCAAACGTCGAAGTTGCGCCGATAACACGGAACCAGATCGCGGACAATCCGCTGGTCGGCTCTTTCGTGTCGCTCAACAGTATCGGGCTGGCTGATTTCCGAAAGAATGCGCGCTATCACAGATACAGGGTGCGTGTGACAGGCGGTTTCACTCACGCGCAGCGTGTGGAATTCGAACTCAAATCGCGAGGAAGGCGGTAAATTATGGGCATAGGTGGAAGAACCGGCAATCCGGTTGTGGACTTTTTCGGCGGTATTTTCGACAACCTCGGCGGTGGCGGTGTCGGCGGGCCGCAGCCTGCACCGGAACCGGAGCCGGTCGTCGAACCGCAGACGAAGCAGCTTCCCGGCTATACGTCGCCGGCGGGGCAAGTGAGCTTGTTCGGCCAGATGAAGCCGGATGAACTGGCAAAGTGGAATGAGCAGCAAGGCAATACGCCGCAGCAAACATCGCAGCCGTCCGGCGGTTTGTGGGGCCGTAGATGACCATTCACCAAGTCTTTGCCCCCGAGGCGCTTGGTGATTGGGATTTCTACGAAAAGCGTATCGAGAGGGTTATGCGCCGGTCCGCGTCAGGCGTCAACGCGGAAGACGTGCTGACTTGCTTGCAGCTTGGAAATATGCAACTATGGCGCACAGACAATCACAAAGGCATTGCGGTCACTGAAATTCAGGTTTACCCGCAATATAAAGTGCTACTGATCTTTATGGTAGCCGGCGAAGATGCACGAACTTGGTTGGCCGAAGGCCAGCAACAACTCGATTCCTTCGCAAAAAAATCAGGCTGTAAATTCGTTGAACTTATAGGCCGTCCCGGATGGGAACGTGCGTTGAGAGATCAGGGATATACGGAGAAATTCATCCGTATGCGAAAAGAGGTGTAATCAATGGGCAGCGGCGGCGGCGGAAGCTCGACAACGGTCCAGAAATCGGAGCCGTGGGAAGCGCAAAAGCCTTTTTTGGAGCGCGGCTTTCGGGAAGCGGAAGGCATATACGAGGGCGGCCCGGCGCAATATTATCCCGGCCAGACCTATGTGGATATGTCCGATCCGACACAAGCGGGGCTGCAAGGGCAGGTCAACCAAGCAGCACAAGGCACGCCGGGCGCGGTTGATGCAGCGTCGCAGTATGCCGAAGGCACGCTGGGCGGTGGCGGCGATAACCCGTGGGCGGGCTTTCTGGGCACGGGCGGCCGAGGACTTGCGGAAACCGCAGGTGGAAACTTCCTGAACGCGAACCCGTATCTCGACCAGACATATGGCGCGGCGTCGGACCGCATCAAGGAAGACTTCTCGGACGTCGTTATGCCGGGTATCGCCGCGCAATTCGGCATGTCGGGCGGCACCGGCGGCGAACTGCACAAGGAACTCGCGACCAAGGCCGGCGGCCAGTTGACGGACAGTCTCGGCACGCTCGCCGCGAATATCTACGGCGGCAACTATCAATCCGAGCGCGACCGTATGGAAGCGGCGAAGGGCGGATTGATGAACACCGGCTCGGGCCTGTACGGCACTGGCGTTCAGGAGCGGCTCGGGCTTGCGGGCATGGCTCCTGAACTCGCAGGAGCCGAATATCTGCCGTTCGACAAGATGCGTGAAGCCGGGCAGGAATACGAACAATTCGGCGAGCGTGTGCTCGAAGACGACATTCGTCGTTTCAATTATGGGCAGAATGCGGACCTTGCATCGTTGCAAGACTACATGGCCATGATTTCGGGCAATTATGGTTCGACGTCCACGTCTCGAACGTCCGGCGGTGGCGGCGGATCACCGCTCGCGACCGGGCTTGGCGCGGCCTCGACAATCGCGTCATTCTTTTAAGGAGGTAGGTCATGGGAATCGGAGCGGCACTGGCACCATTTCTAGGCGGCGCGGCGGGCCTTGGAACTGCATCCTTCCTGCCTGCCGCCGCGAGCATGGCCCCGAAGGTCATGGGGCTGTTCGGTGGCGGTCAGCAGACAGGTGGCGGCGGCGTGGCACCGGCGGCCATGCAGAACCCGTTCGCAGGGATCGTGGAGCCGCAACAGCCTGTGCCACCGCCGCCAGCGAAGAACCCGGCTTTTCACAACGTGTTCGACAGCGCAGCGCAGCCGCCATCTTCGCCCGCGAGCGTATCGAAACGGCCCGCGCTGGATAGTGACATGTTCGGACCGGGATCGACACACGCGAAAAGCCCGATGCCCGACGACGCGATCATGGTTGCCGACGAGCGCAAGATGACGCCGGAGGCTTTCGCCGACGTGGAAGACGCCGCTGGCGTGGGGCTGAACACAACGTCGAGCACGCCCTATACGACCATTGCAAAATCAACGCCCGTGCCGGACAAAACAGAGGCTATAGAGCCATTCCAGACGAGCACGCAACCTACGCCTACTCCTGTGCAGACGGCACAGAAGCAAAGCGGTACCGAAGGCGGCATGTTCGGCGATGCGTTTTCGAGCATCAAGCAGTTCACCGGCGACTTGCAAGAGAAGCTGAAAGCGTCGCAGACGAACCCGCTTTTTCAAACCGGCATGGGCTTGCTCGCGGCGGGGTATGACGATAGCATTAATCCGTATGCGGCAATTAATACGAATTTGGCGGGTATCCAGCCGGCGATGATCGCGCAACAGAACGCGGAAGCGGAGCAGCGGAAATCACAGGCAGCCATTGCCGAAGCCGAACGCGAGAAGAAAGCGCGCGAAGCCGCAATGGCGCTTATCGGCATGAATTACAAGCCGCGCGACAAAGACGAAGGATCGGAGCCGAGGTCGCAGCAGACACGGGGCCGGGCAACAGTTATCAGGCGGTAAGATATGGTTTTTAACGACCTATTCGGGCAGCAGCCACTTTCCAGCGTGGACCAGATCAACCGGGCCGTGAAGCAAGCACGCTTGGCTGGGCCTTCGGCCGCGCCCGGAATGATGCCGCCGAACCAAGGGCCGGCAACGCCGAACCGGGATGCGAAAGGCGACCTGCCGTTCAGCTATAATCCGGGACCGCAGACATTCAGCGCCGGGCAGAAAAGGCAAGATCGGTTGCCGTCCGGCATTGCGCCGCCAAGCGCGCCGCCGAGCGCACAGCCACCGAAACAGCCTATGCAGGGCGAGGTCATTCCGCCCGGCCAGCAAGTCGGACCGGCGGCGGGCGTGCCGCCGCATGTCGAGCAGGAAAAGAAGATGCAGCGCGATATTGCGCGACATCTTGTTCAATACGGCTCGCCCGCGCAG